TGGAGTTCAGACGTGTGCTCTTCCGATCTAAACAAAGACTGAGCCATTGATTAGTTCACTCCTCTCTAAAGATTAGGACCCAGCAACAGTGACGATAGTCACAGCGGCGGGAACATCACCAGTGGTGGTAGCCTCGGCCTTAGGCGCAACGGTAAGATTACCAGCAACAGTGGCGGCAGTGTTCTTAGTGGTGATGATAACATAGGTGCCCTCAGGTCCAACAGCGATATTTTCGACAGACACCTTGGTGGTAGTATCACCGGTCACAGTCCAGTTAGTCACAGTCGCGGCCTCTTCACGGAAATGAATTCCCTGAATATCCACACGAATCTGGTGGGTAGTCTCAGCGGCCTCACCGACGGCGACAGTCAGTGCCTGGGCAGTCATGCTGGTCTGAGCGGCGGCCAAGGGAAGGAACTTGATAAGGTTCAGTGCAGACGCGGCATTGGCAGAAGGAATAACGGGAATAGCGGCCTTCTTGACAAAACCGTGAATAAGCAGAGAACCTGTGATATCACCATCGGTGACATCGTAGTCCGCCCACACAACACCGATTGCGGTATTGTCGTTGGCCGGATAGATAGTTCCCGCCTTCACAATCTTTCGACCATCTACAGTCTGGGCCGCAGAATCATCCTTCTTAAAGGTGTGAGCGACGCACACATAGTGGTCCGGGAAGACGAGAATGCCCTTGCCAGTGGTAAAATCCTGGTGCTTGAATTCTACACTCATTTTTCTGTACCTCCTTGTTTATTTGAAGTAGACTTCAGATGCTCTTTGCTGGAGACTTGCACTCTGTTTAGAGTCCTTTGCAAGCATCTTTCCAAACTCGACATCAGTCTGAGCAGAGCCGAAGGGAGAAGACTGTTCCGGAGTACGATTGAACATATTCCATCCTTCAATGGGACTCTTACGAGTGTTCTCTTCCTTGAAGTAATGAGGACAAGTCTTCTTGATTTCGTCGAGCTGTTCAGTGAGTCCGCCTACAACCTTACCGTCCTTGATGGTCAACTTAGACACATCAATACGAGGGATAATGTCATCGGCGCTATGCACCTTATCAGCGACGAAAGTTCGGATAGCCATATCCGTATCCTTCTTATCCAGTTCCTCCTGATACTTCTTGGCAGCTTCGGCATTTGCAGTCTCCAACTGCTCAACCTTCTTCTTGAGTTCCTCGTTGTCACCCTTGAAGGCGCCCAGTTCCTTAATCTGCTTGTCTCTGTCAGCGATGGTCTCGTTTGCGGTCTTGACCTTTTCTCGCTCAGCTTCAAAAGTTGCCTTGGGCACATAGTTGCCATCAATGGCTGCCTTGTGCATCTCCAGCACCTTCTTAGCCTGCTCCTCGGTCAGTCCTGCTTTGATAAGGTCTTCTAATTTCATAATGCTCGTCTCCTTTCAATCTCGCTTCTTTTTCGGTGGTCAGCTCCACCTGATTGAGTACCTATCGGCACGATTATAATATACTACATATCAGAGGAATTGTAAAGGGGGTTCATTCAGATTTATAAAATTTCTTTCTAAATGCAAGTAAACTCTCTCTTTGGTCTTCTGGAATATAGGTATTGATATATTCTTCTTGAGTCATTTTTCTAGGTACTCTAATAGTAGTACCCTCGGTTTCATCTTTGGCAATCCGTTCGAGTTCCTCTACATCTTCGTCTTCGAAGTAAGGAACAGTGGTAGAGCGGCAGTTGGGATGAAGGGGAGGATAATTCATCCCCACCTTGGCTTGAGATACCTTGAAAATAGTCCCATCCATACCTCTGCATACCTCAGATGTTCTTATGTCCAAAGTTGCAAGGTACTGGTATCTTTCTACTCCACAGGCCTTATACACATCCAGAGTCGCCTTATTGCAGATATAATTGACTTCAGTTCTTGCAAGAGTTCTTCCTCTATTTTTAGAGGTGCCCATTTCCTTTGCAATCATATCGCCCAGTTGTCTAGAATTCAGCCCGCGGCTAAAAGACTGGGGAATAATGTTTTGCATCACTCTAACAAGCCTGTCCCTGTCATTCCAAATGAGTTGACTGTAAGAGTTCGTATTCCACTTTGTTTTGACGGCGGTCTCAAGACCAATTGTGTCCACAGCATTAAAGCGAACTTGAGTCTCTGCTCCATGAGCGACAGTATAATATCTCTCGTAGTATGCGGCTACATAGTTAGAGGACAGAAGATTTGTAATATCTACATACTTGCCGTTCTCAATCACTTCGATTTGATATCGAATATCTGCCTCCAGCATTTCCAGCCTAGAAACATACTTGGCAGATGCCAATTGCTGAAGATATTTGATATACTCGATATTCCACTTCCCGGCCTGCGCCTCTTTCAGCCACTTATTCACAAGAGCTTGAAATTCTTTCAGTTCAGGAGTTGTGAGACGACGTCTGGCCTCTGCATAGGTGATTTTGTTGTTCTTCGCATACTTCGTGAACATAGCATCGATGTCCTTGCGGATTTCCCTGAGGGCAACCGTATAAGCCTCAAGGAGAGAAGATTCGTAATCAAGTACGGACCTCTCTCCCATCAGCATTTCGTTGATTGCTCTCTCCGCCCAATATTCGGCGTTTCGCATAATCAACTCTCCTTATGAAATTTCCTGATTTCTAGAGGTGCTACCTTTTGCACTGGTAGATTCACCTTTAGGATTGTTACCGTAATCGGCCTCAAGCTCCAACTGGTCTTCTGTCTCCAGTTTGAGGTCCTCCATCTCCTTGTCCGCATCCAGAACCCAAGGATGATTTGCCGCAATAGTCTTTCCGGAGATAAGACCAGAAGAGTTTAGACAGTTCAGAATTGTCTCAGACTCATTGATGATTACATCTGTATTGAACACGATATCATATGCGACCTTGTGATAATCTTTTCCTGTGACTGCGAGAATATCCGCCATAACGAACTGAAGAAGTCTAAACAGACTCCACTTCATCTCACCGCCCCAGTCTACGCAATCCATATCTAGGTCGGCGTAAATGAATCGAAGAGCAACACCGCTGGTATCTCTGATATCTTTATCAGCGGTATTGACGCCCTGTCCAAATTCGTAGATGTCTTGACGAAGTCTTTCAAGATGAGTGTCAAGGTCTACAATATTCAGAGGAGTTGTCAGCGAACTTGCGTCACCGTCACCTTGGACGAAGATAGTACGATACTGATTCTTATTCTGAACAAACTCCTCTTTACTTGCTCCGTCGTAGTTCTTTACAACCGTGATAGAGTTGGGGAAATCGTCAATGCTGTCTGCGATTGCAGAGGTTCGTCTGTCGTAATCGTCAATGAGGCTCTTTACCCTCTTCAAAAGACTCTGTTCATCAGGGTCGTACTTGAAGGGAATAAAAGGAATGTCCGACCAAGTCATACCTGTAAGAACTTCCTCTTCTCCTTCCGCTCTATTTTCAGGGCGGATATAGAAGTGAGGCTCGAACAACTCTTTATGACGAGGGTCTTGTCTGAGAGTACCGGCGGCATCATCTTTCATATAGTAGTAGACACCGCTCCGGGTCCAATACTCTACATAAGTGACCTCTTTTTTATTGGCTCCGTCATATTCCTTTCGGATATACCTACGAATGACGGACTCAAGGTCAGTGTGGTCACTATCTGCCCACTGGGGGATAATTTCTTTAGGGTCGCATCGTCTAAATTTCAAATAGCCTGACTCATTGTAGTAGACCATCATCCAGCCAATGCCCTTGACGATAGAGTCTCTCGCGATGTTCTTCATCATCTTGAAGAACGCGACATCGAAGTAATTATCTACCTCATTAAAAAACTCTTTCGCCTGTGTATCATCAGGCTTAACAGCAGTCAGAGTGAAAGGGCGCCCTAACATATACCCAATCTTCTGTCTCGTCAACTTCTTCATAAAGTTATGTTGAAGTTTATTATTAGACAGAATCTTAGACTCCTGCAAGACAGCCTCGTTCTCCATGGTCTTACCGATGACCATTCTCTTCTTGTCTCTGATATCGGAATCATTCTCATAATATCTTTGAGCAACGTCCATGAATTTCGTGGAAGGCTGTCCATCGAATTCGTTGATAAGAGCAAGAATAAAATCGATTTGTTTCTGGCCTCTATTGTCTCTCGTATCTTTAGATACGACGACACTTTCTACCGGAGCATTTTTGACAATACCATCAGGCTGTCGTACCATGGTGGTGAGTTCCATTTATATCTCAGCCTCCTCAATTATGGTAATGAAACTGCTTGATAGTCTCTTCCAGATTATCAACTCTGATATGAAGAGACTTGTAACTGGACTTGAGTTCAGTAAAACGAACAAGAAGGTCTCTGTAATCTTTCTCAGCCTTTTCTCCTTGAGCATCAATCTTCTGAGAAAGAGCATCGATTGATTTTACTTGGTCCTTAACAGTGTCCTTTATATAAGTGATGTCTGTTCTTAGACCGCCTTCTTCTTGTCCTTCTTGTTTGGAAGCCTGTTTTCTTCCTACATAGAAGGAGGTGACGCTACACAGAGCGACAATCAACGAAAGTACCGCCGCAACAGCGGGCCAGGTAACTCCTTCCATCACATCCACCTCCTCATAGAATGTCGTAGAATACATTATAATAGTACACTCTATGAGTAAAAAAGTAAAGAGTTTTCTGTCAGAAACTGAAATTCTGTGTACCAATCTTTTCTGCAGAATACCGGAAGGCGTCCATGGCGTGGTTGTAATCATCAATCGGGTCATTCAAAACCCTCCCATCTTTATCTTTATCCCAGACGTAGTTATTGAACTCTACAAGAGTATTACTGCATCGAGGGTGAACATAAATATGGTAGTCTTGAAGTTTCTGAATACCCGCTCTAACAGAGTCAGGCCCCTTCTTAGCAGGTCGAATTCTTTGAATACCGAACTGTCTTACTTCTTCTATCGATTTAGGCTCTGAACTATCTGCTACGATAAGACATTTATCATACCCCTTGTTCTTGATTGCGTTGGCAATCTGTTGGTTAGTCATTCTGTATCCGTAAATCTCATCATAGATGAAAATCTCTTTCGTTTTTTCATTTACGAGAGACGCGATAAAAGCGGACGGGTCATTAGAAAATCCCCAGTCTAGGCCGAATATCTCCTGATACACAGGTCTGTCGTATCTATCTGTCTGATTACGAAGATATTGAACATCGAAGTCCAGTTCTTCCCAGTTATTGTAGACAAGGCCTTCTGCAATACCCCAGTCTCCGAGTCCTTCGATTCTATAACGACGAGCATTCTTTTCTTTCATCTCGTCAAATACTGCGATATCGTCAGCGTCTAAGAACTCATTGCACATATAGTTGGTGGTAAGGCAGAGTAAATTGTCTCTCTCACCGCGGTCATATGCGTCAAAGAATCGTTTCTTTAGCCAAATATTCTCAGACCAGGGGTTGAAGGTGAAGGTGATTTGTTTGAAGTACCCATCAGGTAAAGCGCCTCTGATAGAGAGGTCTAACTTATTGAACTCTTCTTCATCTGTAATCTGAAAAGCCTCTTCAATCCATACCCAACAAAGATGACCAGTTTCTACAGTGATAGATGTGATACTCTGCGGGTCGTCAAATCCTCTAAATAGAATCTTTTGCCCGGTGGGAAGGTAGGTTAGTTCCAAAGGGTTCATTGTGGCCTTCCATAGAGGCTTAACGTGTAGTTGATTGATTGCCCACTTGAGCTGGGCAAAGGTAGAGTCTCTATGAGTATTAAAATATCGACGAATAACGACTGCATTGGCCAAAGGATACTTCATTATATTATAGATAAGCCATAATGCTTCGGTACAACTCTTTTTAGAGCCTCGACCTCCTTTAACTACTCGATATCTCTTTTTACATCTCCAAAACTCTCCGTAACCTTTACCTATAATATCTTTCAGTCGAATCTGTACGTTATTTTCGGTGAGCACTATTATCGACCTCCCGACCTGTATTATCGTCTGTATATTCTCTATATATACGAGAAAGACTAATTTGTTTCTCTCGAACTAATTTATCGATTACTTGCCCGATATCTTTGTATTTATGAAACCTTCTCATATTCTCTAAATGGTATAGAGTCTGGGCGCTGACAAGGGTAGAAATGCGTCGAAAGTTCTTTTTAGACATAATTAAGTACCTCCTATACCTTTCTATATATAGTATATACTACTCTCTGGGGAAAGTAAAGAGATAATCGATTCGACCCGTTGGGCGCTCTTGGTGTGGTTTCTCTATATAGAGAATATAAAAGACTTGTATCGTATCTAAAATATCTTCGATATTATCGATTATTTATGTCTAAAATAGTCGATATTATCTATAGTATTCGATACGAATAATCGATATTATCGACTATTTTAGATATAATTAAGCGCAATCGACCCGAGAGAACCCGGTATATTCGAGAGAAAAAAAAATTTGGGTCTCCGGTTTATGACCTCGAAGACACGATGAGCGGCCATCGATATCCACCACTCGACCAGAGCCGGGCTACCCCCTTACCACACCATCTTGTGTACTTATCACAATGCCATCACACCATGTTGTACCTATGAGACGCCTTGAGATTTGCGGTATCTCGTGTTTTACCACCTTTCCTATATACTCTATGGGACATGGTGTTCCATGCAGATCGGAAGAGCGTCGTGTAGGGAAAGAGTGTAGATCTCGGTGGTCG